AGCGGCATACCAACAGCGATACGACAGTTGGCCATTACAATTTTGTATAAGTCGGTTGACATGAATATAGAGAGTGGAAGAACTCCAAGCTTCTCTAAGTGAAGCATGGAGAGATCATTGATAGCAGAGTGGATATCGCTCTCGTTGAACTCGTATTCGATTGGCGAGTCACCGATAAAGAATCTAGCTTGGATCATTGAGAATAATCTCCTTGATCTTCTCCACTGATACAGGTTTGTAGTCCCAGACGTCGCAACCAACATTAATCATGTTGCCGATTTGTTTCCACTTCTCGTGTACGTGTCCGCACAGAAGGATTTTGCCATCGTTAACTGGACGCCAGTTTGCATACTTGTCATCGTAGTCACCAACATTGGTATGCGGATGATGACACATATTGACTGCGCCAACTCCCTCGATTTCAAGTGTCGTTTGTTCCGGGAGAACTAGCCATCCGTTATCAATATATTTCTGAACCCATTCCGCACGCTTCTCAGCGGTGCGACTCTTCTTGTGGTATGAATGACAGAAATCGTGATTGCCAGGAACTAGGTATTTGATGCCATTAAGACGCTTAGTGAACGTTTCTACTGGCCTAAATGCCATAGAAAAGTCTCCCAGATAGTAAACAATGTCATCCGGCATTACCGTATCGTTCCAATGCTTTACAAGCATCTCATTCATCTCTTCAACAGAAGAGAATGGACGAGCGCAATACTTGATTACGTTGGCGTGGAAGAAGTGATGGTCTGACGAAAAGAAAATCATGAGGGCTTTACTCCAGAGGCAAGAACGATCTCACAGATGTGATCTAGACGCTCTACGTGTTCAAAGGCTGACCAGGGATCAGATGCAATGGCACAGATGCCGTGTCTGTCCTGACCAACGATATCGTATCCCTGGATGTGTTCCCAGGTTGCATCTCCCAAGATTTCAGAAGTTACAGGCAAGACAGGAACGTTTGGACCAACCTTGGTGTATCTCGAGATTTCAGGAAATTGTGCAGCAAGCTTTTGTAAGTCCCAGCCAGCGTACATTGCAGCGATAACATGTGTAGGATGAACGTGCAAGACTGCAGTAGTCTTCTTGGCCACCTTCTGAATGTTCCAATGCATGTGCAGTTCGCCAGACGGTTTAATGCCACCAGGAATAGTAAGTTCACCTTCAACGATCTTCATTTTGATCATCGATTCAACTTCTATCTTGTTCTTGCGGATTCCACTTGGAGTAATGTAGATGAATGGACTCCCAGAACGACGAAGGCTGGCATTACCATCTCTTGTGGTAATCCAGCCCAAATCGTAACAGCGTCTCATCACGTCGCCAATAGCTGTTATCATTTAACCTCTTATAGATCAATATTGATGTCATCCAATGCGTCATCGCCTACAACAACGCCATCTGCATCAGTTTCGACAGCTGCATCTTTGTGATTGAAACACGATGCCATGATCTCGTCTTGAACTGTCTTAGATCCTTGTACAAACGCCAGCATATTTGCTTCACCACGGATAGGTTGGTGAGAGCCAACAGCCCACATTTGATTGTTCTCTTTACCAGTATCAGGGTTCACTGGATGGAAAACAATGCCAAGAGACTTGCCAAGTTCAAAGATTTCTGTAGCGGTGTCGACGATACCGTTATCGTAATGATAAGTGAATTGTGCTGTACGTGCCGGAGCACCAAGACGATTCTTCTTAACTTTGATACGGACTTTGTGACCTGTTTGTTGAGCACCACCGTGGATGTTCTCACCAGATTCAACAACACCAGCTTTAGTATCAAGCTTAACGATTTCCAACATGATGTCAGCAGCATGCTTCAATGCACGACCTTCAGTGATAACATACGGGTTACGTAATGCTTTCATAGGATCGATTTCCATCGTGACTTGTTGGATGAAGAAGGTCAACAGATTGTATTCTGCGATGACCGGAATAACCAGTTTAAGAGTAGACGGAAGGTACGAAGCACCTGTTCCACCCATCTTCTGGTCAGTCGTTTGCTTCATGTTAGTTTCTTTAGGATACCTAATTGCTTTAATAGAGTCAATAACGATACCGCGGATCGGAGCCCCTTCTTGAAGTGCTTCGAGGAGTTCACCTCCGATATAGTCAAATATCTTGAGCGGATCATTAGATTTGCGCACGATAAGACGTTTCGGATCTCCACCGATCTTGAGGAAGAGTGGTAAGTTGAAGCTGAACTCGGCGTCGAACCAGATGAAGATTCCATCTTTATCTTTCTTTTGCTCATCAGCAACTGCCATCATAGCCAGCAAAGACTTACCAGAAGATTCTGGTCCGTACAGAACAGCTACTTTACCAGGCTGAAATCCACCGATTCCAGTCGCCCAGTTCAAAGAAGGTGAACGCGTTGGAACAACCGGCGGAAGTTTAGTGTTAAGGTTTTCTGCGACCACACCGAAATCGGCCGTCAGTTTACTCATCCATTTAGACATATTTACATCCCCTCATATGGAGTCAGGTGACTATCGCCGTACAGGATCTTCTTAAGATCGTCATGTGCCTGGCGAAGAACAGATTGTTTGCTTTTCATAAGGAATACAAGAGCTTCTGTTTGAGCCTTCTTATCCTTTGCAGCTACAACATCTTCATCGATGTCAATGTATTGCTTGCGTGCTTCTGAGCTTTCTTTGATGCCTCTAGATTTCAACCAGTCAGTTGCCTTATCTAGATAAGCCATTGCTTCAGCTTGTTCAAGCCGAGCCTTTGCTCTTGCATCTTCACGGATTGCTCTTGCTACTAGAGAGCCTGCAATGTCTTGGCCTTCAATGAAGTCTCTAAGATAAGTCGCACCCATCATTTTATTGATGGATGCGATATCTTTAACTTTATTGAGGTAGACTGCAAGCTGGGTCACATCAATGTTTGCGACCTGCTTATCGTCACTCATCTAAAACTCCTTACGAGTTCAGAAGAGCGTCGGCTTCAGCTAAGAAATCGTCATCAACAGTTGTAGCTTGCGCTTTTACTGCAGTGCGAGTTGGTGCTGCAACCGGTGCTTCTTCTTGTTCTTCGTCATCGTCCATTTTCAGCGTCACAGTCTTTGTACCAACAGGCTTTTGCACTGCAGCTTGTGCAGGTGTAGCCTTAGGCGCAGACTTGACCACGGTCGTTGAAGCGCCAAGATCTGCGTCAGGGCAGAGCTCGATCAACGAAGCCATGTTTGCTTCAAGAACTTCAGCCAATTCGTCGTACGACTTAACTTGGTAAACAGAACCAAGATCGTAAGCGAGGTTAGCGTAGTTCTCTACAACGGCGTCAGGAAGTGGAGAGCGATCGTCTTCGAAAGAGATCTTTCCAGTTGCGGGATTTTTAGTTTTGATTTGCATTTTCTTAACATCGTACTCAGTATCACGGCCCATGCCGGTACGAGTGATGTTGAACCACAAACCAGAATCAGTGTCCTCAGATAAGAGCGACGTAGGATCTTGGTTGTAATCCTGGATGTACTGAGACATCTCAGCTTTCATCTTCTTCTGAGCAGTAGATTTGATCTCCAAGAGACCAACATCACCAGACTTGTCTGCTGCATTGTAGATGTAAACCGTTTTAGGATTGAGGTCAGAGATGAGCTTGTTCAGCGCACTAAGACGGTTCTTTGAAGTCTCTTCATCAACACCAGCAGCTGCCAGTTGTGATTTAAGAGATTCAGCCTTCTTCTTCAATTCTGCAACATACTCAGTAACAGGGCATTTCTTTTCGCTAGTTATAGACGATGCGAAAGGACGTGCGCGACCAGATTCCGGATCTTGAAGACCCCAGATGATCTGCCATTTCTTGTATGGGTAACCGTTGCTAGATTCGCCGAAGGGCGGGAGGATGCGGTACACGTTTGAACCGTCTTTTACTTTATGACGTTTCCACTCGCGACGCGTTTTCAGACTGTCAAGATTGATCTTGATTTTAGACATAGATACTCCTTAGTGTATTCTTACTGTTTATTCGTGGGCAATATTGCCGTGAATATATTATACCACGGCGTTATACTGAATGCAAAATTATTGGCTATCTGCTTGATTTTTCTTAGCTTCTGCTTCTTCTTTAGTGATGGCAGGTTTGCCAACTACTTTGTCCGATGCAGGCTTCTGAGGCTTCTCAGGTTTATCTTCAACTAATCCGTTTTTCTGGAAGATTTCATACTGACCTTTGATCTCGCTATCAACAAAGATAACAAGCTGAGTGCCAGTAGGACGTTGTTTGATTTTGGTATCTAAGTACTTACCAAGCAAGTGTGAGCAATCAGCTTTGATTGCACGAAGAATAACTTCGTTAACTTCTTGGTCAGTCGTAGCAAGGATACCAGTGTAGTTATGGTATTTAACTCGGCTGCTGTGTGGGTCAGTATTTCCAGCATCATAAGTCTCACCAATAGAGTTCATGATGGCATCAAGATACATACGCTCTGTCAGGTTGCTACGAGGCTTCTTAACTTTATGTTGCTCGATCTGAGCAATGAAAGATGGAGCATCAATAAGATACTCACCTTTCTTAAGATCCGCCGGAGCTTCCTTAACAATTACAAATTTAGACATTCTATGACTCCTTTGTCCGTGTTATTCTACTTTATCGATTTCCGTGATGTTGAATGAAAGGGTCGTGCGGAAGCCCGGTTTCAGCGTGCCACGAACGTACACAATCGTGTCT